AAAGAACTGTGACGTTACGAAGTATCCGAACATAACAAGATTCATCATCAGGTCATCGTGGTTACCATCAGATGCTTCGTATGACTGACCTCTTGAAGTAAAGGTTGATATCTCCATGATGGTATTCTCATCAACGATACTCAACTTCTTCTCTTCTAGTATATCCTTGATAGAAGAACAACCAAGTCTCTTGGTCTTCCTATTTATCTCTATGCCAATTCGGTCTGCCTTGACTGCGGACTCCATATGAAGGTTCTCATACTCTAGGTCTTGATACAGTCCATTACACACAACCGTACCTTGGTCGTTTGATTCAACAACAACATATGCCTCATTGTAGAAATTTGCATACTTATATATAATATTAGGAAAGAGTAATGGAGAAATAGTATTATTGCGATAGACAGCAACCTGTTTGAAAGGTCTTGTGCTAATGTCGATTACGTTAAACGTAGAATAATCTTGACCTCTTCCTTTTGATACGTCCACACACATAACATATTCGTGTTCTTGTTCTGGATTGTCATATATTAAGAAGTCACCCCCTTCACGATGAGACGAAGGGTTTGATGCACGAAACCCCAATAGTGTCTCGGCATTAATTAGGGTGTCACCTGTTCCAAAGAAAGTATTGCCAAATTCTTGGTCAAACTGTAATTGGGATGTATTACCTATCGTCTGTTTCTTCCATGCCTCGTCTCGGCCCGGCACATCATACCAGTTCACTGTAAACGGAATGAAGTCATTTACCTTCTGTACCGCACCTTCCCATATCTTATGGAACGTATTACCGATACCATTTGCGGTAGATGTAATAATAACCTTAGTATCTTTACCCGCAGAGATAACAGGATAGGTAGAAGTGTAGAACTCATTTGCACGTTCAACAAACGCAAACTCATCTAGGAACAATAGGTTAACCGACATACCACGAATAGAACTACCAGAGGTAGATGCGGCAATGATACGTGAGTTGTTACTGAATTCGATAGAACCCTTGTTGAGTGCCTTAGTTCCCGGCTGAAGGAAGAACGGAAGGTTCTCCAACATGAGTGTGACACGACCCAACATCTCCCTTGCAGTAGAACCTTTGTTCGCAAGTACAGCAATGACCTTCTCACTGTGGAAGACCGCAAACCAGAGTATGTAACCAACCGAACTGATTGATTTACCTGACTGTCTACACGCAAGTACGATAGAGAATCGGTTGTTATTGAAGTGGTCAAACATCGTCTCTTGATATGGATACAAGTCAAACGGCACTAACCCGTCATCCAGAGAGATTACTTTTAGATAATTCTTACAGAAGTATACAGGGTCACTCGAACACTTTAAGTATTCTTTGATTTCCCATTCGGTAAAACTATGTTGAACTCCATCACGTTTAACATTTATATTTCCGAGGTAACTTTCATTCCTGTTCGGGTTCGACATCTATTACTTTTTCCACTTTCTCATTCTGTATAAGTCGTTGTAGGTCTGTAGTAGTTCCTACGAACAGGTTATTGGTAGTTGTACCACCAATTTGTTTGGGTTCATCGGTCTGGTTGATTTCCTTGTGTTTCTTATTCAAGTCCATCAGTTTGTCAGTGACATCTGCCATGTTCTTCATCATACCAGATAGTACTTCAAAAGCACGGGGGTGTTCACTCTCACGTGCCACCTCAATCATCAACTCCATACTCTCCTTACCCTTCTCGATTATATCGTGATAGGTTTCACGGGAGGTAGTATAGTCATCTTTGATATTCTTATCGTTACTTGTATCACTCATATATTATCCACTGCTATCCAAGTCTACTGTAGTAAATCCATAGTCACTGTCCGCAGCAACACTAGATGGATTCGGAGTAATCTTCTGCGTCTTGAGATATGTGTCACTGTCCCGTAATCCAGTTTCTTGTAAGAAGAAGTTGTTTCGGACATCACGAATAATCTCACCAGTCCCTTCGGGCCCGTATAACGCAATTTTCATTTCGAAGTCTAATGTATATATAATAGTCCTACGTTGTTCTATCGAACCCTCGTAATCATCTTGGAAGGTTATGCCCGACATAGAGATAGGAACATCTTCGGTTAGTGTAGGAATATCTGCAAAGGGTTTAATCGTTGCGGTGTACTGTGGTGCAAAATATGGTAGAATCTGTTCAACAAGTTGTAACGCATCGTCCTGTGACTTTGCATAGATGTTTAACTGAAACGAGATTGTATACGGAGTAGATGTGTAAATCTTCTGTCGTTTAGTTATCTCATTACTCGCTTTAGAGATTTTGTTTACCTTGGGTAACTGTCGTGACGGGTCATATGCCATGTTTGTAATCTCAAACGACATACGAGGTAACTTAATAGCAACCCTACGTTCTGCATCCTCACCCTTACTCATCTCATCCAAACGTGAGATGAAGTTTCTCTTTGGTGCATATGACAGAGGTACTTTAACCTGTGATACTGTCTCCCCCGCACTATTGTGACGGAGGACGTGTAGGTTGTTGAACATCGACCCAAATACAGATACCGCAGTTCTTACTCTCTTATGATAAAACCATGTTCCAAACATTACAAGTCTCCGAACGGATTGGACTCAGAGAAGTCGAGGAAGTCGGCTTCGAAGTCATTAAAGGTTTTGTTCTGTGCGTCTTTCTGAATCTCTTGTAATTCTGCAACAAGAGTAGGTTTAGCAACCCTACCCGAAGATTGTCCGGTAACCGATCTGCCTGTTACGAAAACATGATACTTACCATCAGTTGCACCTGCGTGTCCGATATGTAATATTTTATCGGAGTCACTCCAACGAGTAATCTCACCAGCCATGTCATATCCAGTGAAAGTCTGCAATACCTTTTCACCAATCGTGAAACTAGTACCAGTTGTGCCAGCAATGTTGTTGTATAAACCAGAGGAGTCGAGTGTCAAGGAGTATTGGAATGCACCTTCACCTTCCACCATGTCAATATCAACAACATCAGTATCAAAGTCTTCGTCACTGTATTCAAACAGTTCACACTGCATACGGAACGTGGGAAGATTTTGTAACTGGAAAAATGGACTCTCAGTCTCTACCTTACGAATCTCGAAGATAGACTTGGACAATGACAAGAAGATTAGGTCACCTTCACGTGGACGGAAGTTTGCCGTTTCCGCTAGACGTGCACCGACAAGTTGTTTCCATCTCTTTCTAGAGACGATGAAGTTTGCTTGGTCTCGGAGTTCGATTCCAAATTTGGTGAATAAGTCTCCCTCTCCATCAAACGCTTCGGTGTTCTCGATATACATTTCTATCTTGTATGCAGAACCAAAACGTGACGGGATGTCATCAAGAAAGATTGAATCCTTGTTAACGATTTCTCGTGGGAGGTAATATACATCCTGTCCATACATCTGGAGGGCTTCAATTATGATGTCCTCGTAGACGTTTTGTTCAGAACGAACACCTTGTTTGAAATACGGGTTCGTTGCCATTATGTTATCCTACAAAGAAGTCTGGTGGGGTATCATACTCATTATATATGCGTTGACGAATAACTTCGATTTCCGATTTGGCATCTTCGTAAATTTGTCTACCATTAAGTTGAACACCGCCAGGCAGTACCATTCCTTCAAACTTAATAAGGTTTGCACCCCACTGTTCTTTTATGAGTGCGGTTGCGTATTCTTTCAGGAATATATTATTATATAGTTTACCATTAGCGTTGGCACTTGTCGCAACATACATTTCAGCCACGATTGATTTACCAGCCTTGAGGTCTCCAGTTCCACCAAGATCACCAAATATCTGTAAGGAGTTACCCTGTCTTGTCCATTGAATCTGTGGAGTACCCGTCAGTTTCATATCAATGAGACTCAGGTACTGTTGCATTTGTTCGTAACCCGCAATGTCAGCCAGACCATTTTGCATACCATGAATATCATTAAGACGCATTTGATACTTAGCGTCCATGAAACTAGTGCTACTAGATGAAGTGTCAAACGGAAGTACTCGCAAAATACTCAATATGTCATCTGGGTTTATACCTGACGGTAGTATCCCTTCGTCCAAATCGAAATCAATACTACCTCTAGTTACCATTGCAGCTGTTATGGTGATTGTAACGTAAATTCGGTAACTACCCTCACCATTGTATTCACCAAACAGTTGTAACGCATCGTTAACACGGTCTTCAATTTGTTCATCGTCCACGTTGATTTCGATCACGGGGTGTCCCAATCTACGGAGACAGTAATCGACAAACTGGGATCGGCTTGTTATTCTATTGTATTGTGACATTTATCTATTTATCCTTAGTTTAACAACGAACCTGCGTTATTGTATACGTTGATGCGGTAGTGTGCACCGTGTTGTCCATCTAACAAGTCCGCATCCAAACCACTTGAGGCACCATCCACTGCTTTGATTGCGGTCAATGTGTCGGCATTTGATCTGTTAGTAAATGTGTACGCACCACTACTTGAGTTGTAAGCAAGTTGACCACTTGCACTAAACATTCCTCTAACATTCGCAGAGTCAATATCCATCACACCAGTAGAAGCATTATATGCGAGTCCGTTACGACCTGCGATAGATGCTCTTGATCTTGCGTCTGTGTAGTAGAGATTGGTGTTTTCGGCCAAGTTCGCAGTAGTGAATGGACTTAGGTTAATGTTATCAACAAAGTCATCTCCACTTGTTGCGATAGTAAGATTACCATTACTTGAGTCGTATGTTACCCCAGTGATACCAGATACACCAATCGTTCCTGCACTGTCAACAAAACCATTTGAGTCGATAGTGAGGACAGGGATTGCAGTTGCGGAACCATATATTCCTGCGGTTACTGTAGTTTGTGCATCACGGTTGACTTCACCAGTGAATATACCACCCGCAAAGTTACCACTCGCATCACGGGCAATGATTGCAGACCCAGTGTTTGCGGCAGTAGCAGTTGTTGCAGAGTTATTTACCTTACCCGCAGTAGCGATTGTAGCAAGTTTAGTGTCTACAATTGCGGCATCGGACTTGATATCTGCGTTAATGATTGTGTCTGAAGTAATCGCTGCTGCGATACTGATAGATGAACCACCGTTGAATGAGGTTGCAGTACCAGTCACATCACCATTGATTGCAATGGTTCTTGCATTCTGTAGGAGTGTTGCGGTAGAGGCATTACCAGTTACCGCACCAGT